CGAAGTCGTCTACGGTCCACTGCACCTGACTTGCCCATCTTTATGAGGGCAACCACAAACCCCGGAGGAAGAGGACATCAGTGGGTAAAGAAGATGTTCATAGACCCACATGCGTATAATAAACCTTTTGAAGCAACTAATATTGAAACCGGAGAGACTTTACGATACCCCGCAGGACATTCAAAAGCTGGAAAACCTCTTTTTAAACGAAGGTTTATACCCGCCCGACTTTCAGATAATCCGTATCTTGCGGAGACAGGTGACTATGAAGCAATGCTCTTATCGTTACCGGAACAACAAAGGAGACAATTACTAGAAGGTGATTGGGATATTAAAGAAGGTGCTGCGTTTACAGAGTTTAATCGTAATATTCATGTTGTTGATCCTTTTAATATTCCTAACAACTGGGTTAAATTTCGTTCATGCGATTACGGCTACGGTAGTTATAGCGGTGTTCTTTGGTTTGCAGTTGCGCCTGACGAGCAACTTGTTGTATATAGAGAACTTTACGTCAGCAAAATCCTCGCCACAGACTTGGCTGATATGATACTAAATTTGGAAGCAGAAGATGGAAATATTAAGTATGGTGTTTTGGACAGCAGTCTTTGGCATAGGCGTGGCGATACTGGTCCTTCTTTGGCAGAGCAAATGATTAGTAAAGGATGTCGCTGGCGACCCTCCGACAGAAGTCGTGGAAGTCGTGTAGCTGGTAAAAACGAAGTACATAGAAGACTACAGATAGATGAGTTTACAGAGGAGCCTAGACTTGTATTTTTTAATAGCTGTACAAATGTCATCAGTCAGTTACCAGCCCTCCCTCTGGACAAGAAAAATCCAGAAGACGTTGATACAAAAGCTGAAGACCACCTTTATGACGCCCTCCGGTACGGCATTATGTCCAGACCCCGGTTCTCTATTTTCGACTACGACCCGCAAGGTAGGCCGTCATCAAGTATGCAAATAGCAGATAGTACGTTTGGATATTAACATGGAAATAATATGGTCATTAATGCTAACAGTATGTATGGATAGTCAATCCTGCATAAAACAAGACGTGCAGTGGTTTAAAGAAAAATACCAATGCGTGGCTATGAAAGCACTGCATGAGGAACTGCCTATAGATGGCGATTGGAAAACTATAGACTATAAATGCACTATAGTTGGAGCAAAGGAAGTATAATGGCTGACGATGAAATTATGATTGAAGATGATGCTATTGCTCTAGAAGATACAGCAGATACTGTATCAGAAGATGTAGATGTATCTAATATTATACCTTTTGTTATGGAACGGTATCAAAGAGCAGAAGATTACAGATACCAAGATGAAGAAAGATGGTTAAGAGCGTATCGTAACTATCGTGGTCTTTACGGACCAGATGTTCAGTTTACAGAAGCAGAAAAATCTCGCGTTTTTATCAAAGTAACTAAAACTAAAACATTAGCGGCATACGGTCAAATTGTAGATGTTTTGTTTGCAAACAATCAATTTCCTCTTGCCATTGAACCGACAGAACTTCCTGAAGGTGTAGTAGAAGACGTACACTTTGATCCTAAAGAACCTGACGAATTACGTAATCCTTACGGTTTTGAGGGCGATGGTATGGACTTTCCTGTTGGTGCAACAAGTCAAAGTTTAACAGAACAGCTTGGTCCTCTGGAGGAAAAATTAAAACCCGTAGAAGAAAAACTAAAAAAGGGTCCGGGCAAAACTCCTAGTGCTATTGAATTTAGTCCAGCTATGGTTGCGGCTAAAAAAATGCAAAAGAAGATACACGATCAACTTGAAGAGTCTGGCGCAAATAAAAATTTAAGAAGTAGTGCTTTTGAAATGTCTTTATTTGGCACAGGCATTATGAAAGGACCGTTTGCTGTAGATAAAGAATACGCAAATTGGGGCGATACTGGCGAGTATGATCCTATGTTTAAGACCGTGCCTCAAGTTAGTCACGTGTCTGTTTGGAACTTTTATCCCGATCCAGATGCTAACAATATGGATGAAGCACAATTTGTTATTGAACGACATAAAATGTCTCGTACACAACTTCGTAATTTAAAAAAACGACCTTATTTTAGAGAGCAAGTAATTGATGAAGTTATTATGTTTGGTGAGAACTATAACAAAAAATATTGGGAAGATGATTTGTCCGATTATGCACCAGAGCATGGCATAGATCGTTTTGAAGTTTTAGAGTATTGGGGTATGTGCGATACCGAAATGCTAGAAGATAATGGTGTAGAAATACCTGAAGAACTAAAAAGTTTTGATGAACTGCAAGCAAATATTTGGATATGTAATAACAAGTTAATTCGCATGGTTCTAAATCCATTTAAGCCAGCAACTATACCTTATGTTGCTGCACCATATGAACTTAATCCATATAGTTTCTTTGGTGTGGGTATTGCCGAAAACATGGATGATACACAGACTTTAATGAATGGTTTTATGCGCATGGCTGTAGATAATGCTGTACTATCTGGTAACTTAATCGTAGAAGTAGATGAAACTAATCTTGTGCCGGGTCAAGACTTATCTCTGTATCCGGGCAAAGTATTTCGCCGTCAGGGCGGCGCACCGGGTCAAGCTATTTTTGGCACAAAGTTTCCCAATGTATCTAGCGAAAATATGATGTTGTTTGATAAAGCACGTCAGCTATCAGATGAAAGCACTGGTATGCCTAGTTTTGCTCATGGTCAGACAGGCGTTACAGGCGTGGGCCGTACAGCATCCGGTATATCTATGCTTATGGGTGCAGCTAGTGGAAGCATTAAAACTGTTGTAAAAAATGTAGATGATTATTTGTTACGTCCTCTTGGTGAGGGATTTTTCCGTTTTAATATGCAGTTTGATTTTGATCCTGAAATTAAGGGAGACTTAGAAGTTAAAGCACGTGGCACAGAAAGCCTAATGAAAAATGAAGTTCGTAGCCAACGTCTTATGCAATTCTTGCAAATTGCTAGTAGTCCTGCACTTATGCCTTTTGCAAAGTTTCAATATGTTATTCGTGAGATTGCAAAGTCTCTTGATCTTGATCCCGACAAAGTTACCAACAATATGAGTGAAGCTGCTCTGCAAGCAGAAATGATGAAAGAGTTCCAAGCACCTTTGCCTGACGCACAACAACCTGCGCCAGCAGGTGCTAATGCTATGGACCCAACAGGTGTAGGTGGCGGCAATATAGGTATGGGGCAAGTCCCGGTGCCGGGTGAACAAGGATTTAGTGGAAATGAACAACCAGCAAACATTGAGCAAACTCAAGCCGTGGGTCAGCAACAACCGCCAGTGGGAAGCGTTCAATAATTACATTGATGCTGTAATTGAACTACAGCACAAGGCACTTGAACAAGCAGATGACAATGTGATGATGTATAGGTCGCAGGGCGCAATTGCAGCATTACGCAAACTTAAAACTTTGAGAGATGAAGTAATTGGCAGCGACTAATGAAACAGAAAAACTTCTAAGTCCAAAGCGTAGAAGCAGAGGCGCAGAAAGACAAAAAGAAGAAGGCGGTATATCTGGTAAAGATATAGCTATGTTTGGTGCCGAAATGCTACCGGGCGTTAGTCAAGCTATAGGAGTTAAACGTACATCTGATGCACTAAAAGAAAAAGATTATGTTGGTGCAGGTATTGAGGGTACAGCGTTAGCAGCAAGTTTGTTTCCGGGTATTGGTCCTGCAGCAGCAAAGGGTTTGCGAACATTTAATAAAACACGTAAAGCCTACAAACTTTTTGTTAAAGGTGAAGATGAAAAACTATATCCACTTTTTGTAAATGCTGATAAGCCCATAAAACAAGGAGAATTTTTAGAAGCTGATTTTCCTGATATTGCATTTAAAGGTAAAAGAAGTCCTAATTCTGAAGAAAAACTTTATGTGCCAACAAGAGGTGCAGAAAGAAGTAAAGGTGAAAAGAAAAAAAATACGGGTGATCGTATAATTATATCAGATGAAGCGACACGTCAAAAGTTAATAGATGCTGGTTTTATTACGGAACGAACAGGCCGCACTAAAGAGGCACCCTTTGGTAAAATAATGTCCGTTGCGGCACGTCCGGGGTTTCATGCTAGTCAATCACCTGTAGCTACACATTTAGGACCAGAAGATATAAAGATAACAAAAAAAGAAGCAAAAAAACTTATTGATGCTGGCGTTACACCTGAAGCTATTAAACGTAGAGGTAATCAATATTCTGTAAAAAGACGTGCTGAAGATCAAGTATTTGCAGAGGTAGATATGGCTGATGATGTCGATTATCAGTCAATGCTTGCCAAAGAAGGTAAATCAGATATTAATGATTATGTTCCAAAAGGGGGCAGTTATAAATATTCAGATGGTCAAGCTGATAGTGATCAGTGGGTTGTTGGCGGCGATATGAAAGTCAACAGAGTTTTATCTAAAGAAGAAACTCGTGCAATACAAAAAGAAATGGGCGTAACAGATTTACCATACAGGGATGAAGTTGCATCTATATTAGGAAGAGAATTAGCGGAAGGCGGTTTAGTAATGGATGACTACATAGTAGGAAAAAAAATGAGTGGCCCAGCCCGACAAAAATTATCAGAAGGTGGTATGTCAAAACAAATGGACATGTTTCAAGACGGCGGTCTAGAACAAGATGGTGGCACGGTAGACCTCCTTTT